GAAACACGGGGCAAGCAAATGCCAAGGAGTAACGTTGAGGAAGTTGAAGTTGAAGTTCGAAGCTGGGACGTTGATACCCTTAGCCGAGTTCCAACCGGACGGATCGTATCCATAGTACGCAGGGAAACGTGTCTGGTCAATTCGATAAACTCCAGCAGTAGTCGCAGTTGGTGGGCCGATATACGTCGTGTCCAACAAATTATGACGTCGTATCAGCGTCCGAAGTGATCTCACACTTTCACCGAAGTTGACCAACGCACGATGAGCAGAAGCATCCGACACATCTCCCATGTCATCGGAACAACGTTACCCTTGTCGTAGTACTCTTCAGACTGGATCGCATAGGGTGAAAGATCGGATGGAGCAGATGAGGGGTTTGAGAACTCCAAATTCTCTGCGCCACGAACAAATACTTGCACACCCACGCTAGCGGTTGTTGTCGGTCCCGTCAAAGCAGTCAACACCTTCAAGGAAAGCATTCCGTTATGGAAGGTGTCGGTCATGGTTAACGTAGGTGAAGTCGAAGTAGAAAACACCTGCGTTTGGTTACTTGCGAGAGTGTAACACCATGGAAGCGCCTGTTGGTACGGTACCCTAAACTCGACATCAGTCTCCGCTCCTAAGTCTACGATCCTATTCAACACGAAAGGTCCAGTATCTCCTGTAGTCTGGATGGCTGTCGACTGAGGATCGTAACTGATGCGCACACGCCCCTTATGAAAGGGGGATGCGATAAACTTGAAGCGGAAGATAATGTCGCCACGCCAGTTGCGAAACATGTTTGAGACCAGGGACATAGGCGTGAAATCAATCGTATTACCACTGTAGAATGTCAACTGCGGCAAAACCACACTCGTGAACAGAGGGGTATCAGGAGGGGAAGCACTAGACCAGTCAACTCCGACCAAGTACGACTCTCTCTGAACGAACGATGCAACAGTCAACTCATCCTCACCCCCCAATCCTGCAATGGAGGGATCGATAGACAGCTCGTTCTTCGCATCCAACGCCAGCTTATCATGCACGTAACCGATCTCGGCAGTTGCCAATGACGGGAATGGGGAGTTTCGCACCGGTTTAGTGTCCTCAATCACTGGGACATTTGTGTACCCGAAAAGCTTCGCGATCTGTGACGTCGCCGAAGCCCCGATCTCAGTCGCCTTCGCAAACCTCCCAATGAATGGCGCCTTGGTCAACATAGAAGCGGCGGCTGCGACAGCCGAAGCAGGGGCAGAAACCACTCCCGCTCCGTACTCATCCGTCTGCAAAACCGCTCCAACAGTTGGTCCTGCGAGCACAACATCCTCCATCCACGCATACACTTGCACAGTTACCGAACTGGTGGACCCATTCGCACTGGCTAGTGGATTATACACCTGGAACACCATCTGGCCAATCTCATCGATCTCTGCGATCAATCCAGTACGCACGAACGAACGTGGATAGATGAAAGGGCAGGTGAACTCTGCACCTTCACTGTGTGCTGGTGTGATCCAAACGCCAGGACGCTGCGAGAACGGTATCAATGACGACGGAACGCTGGAAGCAATAGCGTTTCCTGAAAAACTCGGCAGTGGTTTGTAAACTGCGCGCAAAGACCCATACATAAACGGCGAAGCGTTCGTGATGATCTTCAACTTGAGATTTCCTCGGAAGAACGCGTAATTGCTCAACTTGTTCTTG